ATTCCCTTTCATTGTGATGATGATAAATATACAAATGTTCCAACAACGCATCAAGGTGACATGATTCTTGCACGCCTTTTAACACAAGTTGTTGATTGTGAAGAACGAAATAAAGTGATTGATAAAGTATTAGCAGAACTTGTTCAGAATAAACAACGACGTATTTTGATTTTATCAGAAAGAAAATCTCATTTAGAGCGTATTGAGCAAGGTTTACCTGAAGGAACTACTTATGGCTATTACATTGGAGGTATGAAAGAGAATGTAAGAGAGGAAGGTGCACGGTCAGCACAAGTTTTGTTGGGAACTTATGCGATGGCGAGTGAAGCGATGAATATTAAGACACTAAATACTATGGTTATGGCATCACCTCGTAAAAAGATTGAACAAAGTACTGGACGTATTCTACGAACCCGTAAAGATGAAAGAGAAGTACAACCGCTAATTATAGACATTGTGGATAGTCACGATGTTTATAATGGTCAATGGTTGAAGCGTAGAACATATTATCGTAAATGTGCTTACAATATTGAAGGTGAAACAAAGAAAGAAAAGAAAAAAGCAGAAGAAGTTACTTTATCAAATGCTTCTAGTTGTATGATGCTTCAAGATGATTAATGACGGCGACTTCCTTTTTTACTTTTTTTAGATTTTTTACTTTTTTTAGATTTGCGACTTTTGCGACTTTTTCTACCACCTCCTGTTTTCAAGCAAGCAGGATTCATTTGAGGATAGTTAATAGGTGTATTAATACTCAAATTAGTTCCTGCTGCAGTTGTAATAGGGGGTTCTGAGTTCACAGAGTAGCGACTTGTGGGAACCATTTCGGAAGGACTTCCTGAAGCAGCTCCATGATTAGGCCAAGTTATGGGGACTTGACTACTAGGGGTTTGCATAGAATAAGCAGCATCGAGAGGTGCAGCACCTCCCATTTGTCCTTTTGCTAATTCAGGACCACTCCACAAATAACTTGCACGGGAGTTTAGGGTACCTGCCGCACCTGAATCAGGTACTATTTGGCGACTTGCTTCACAAGGAATTGAACTCATAGGAGCATAACCTGATGTAGAAGGAGTTCCACCAATTATGGATGCGATACTCGCATCAAAACCATAACGCCCACCTGCTTGGCTATAACGACGATTTTTACGAGTACTTTTTTTAGAAGCCTTTCTTTTGCGTCTACGACCTCCACTCATACCTGGTAAACCACGAGGAGTTACACTTACTATACCTGGACGAATAGCTTCACGGCAGTTACCAATTGGTGTTGCAACAATTGGATTATTTATTACTTGATCTTGTGTGTTTGGTTGAAATCCCCAACCTGCTCCTAAACCACCACCTGCTTGGTTTCTTTTGCAACGAGATTTGCGCATTCCTCTGATTAAGGTTCTCCAAAATATTTAGAGAACCTTAAATATTCCAGTAAGGATTTTCTTGAATTACTTGTGTCTATACCAGAGATACAATTTCAAACATATCAAATTCGGAATTCCATTCAACTTTTACCAAAACTTCCTTTTTCTCCTTTCCAGTAGCTTGTCGTAATTTACGGCTCAAACTAATATCTTGGACTGCTGCATACCCCTTTTTCACTCCTTTTATCCATAAATCATAGGTATCAGGATATTCTTCATGTGGAATTGCTTTTGCAACTCCCTCTTTCTCTTCCTCTTCCTCTTTATTGTCATCAATAAACGCAAGTCTAACGGGCGTTTGCACTTTTTCTATTACTTTTATACTTGGTTTTTGAATATCTTGTAGTTGAATCCGGAGTCTTCGCAGACCTTGTTCAGCTTGTGCAAAGACTATCGGAGGAATAACTTGCCAGGAATGAATTGCTGAAAGAGATTGATATTCACACATTTCAATACGAAATCCTTGTTGAAGTACTGAATCAACTCTAAATTTATAATTAAAGAATGAACAAAGTTCTTTCCAACGGTATGAAAAGGGTTTTGGTCGTAGAAATTCTCCTTCCAACATCCAAGCATCTTCCAAACGGAGAGTTCCATCAACTTTATTCAATGATGCAATAAATACACTTTTTTTCTCAAAGACAGATAAACTCGTGCGCATTGGAATACGAAATGAGCGTTTGAATTGTTCATCCATCCATATGATTGGTTGGTTAGGTAAACAGACCAAATATCCAGCACGACCACCTATAACAGGTTCCAACCAATACCATTTTTGATTTACCAACAATCGAGATGCAAGATTAGTATCACAAAACTGAGAAATACGAACATCATTTGACAAACTCTCCACGAATCGTTTGGTCGTGTCGTGGAGAGATTGATCGGTACTACGAAGATTTAGTGTATAGCCATTTGTATGACTATTTTTTAGATTTACTTGGTCCATTGTTCCTATTCTATAGCTAGACATGACTTTAGGTTTCAAATTTTTGTGTGAGCTTGCTTTGCAAGCGAAAAACAAAAATGATACAAAGCAAATTTTTGTGTGAGCTTGCTTTGCAAGCGAAAAACAAAAATGATACAAAGCAAATTTTTGTTGCTTTGCAAGCGAAAACAAAAATGATACAAAGCAAAATTAGACTGAAGAATAAGATAAAGGTAAATCATTATCATTTGCCATAACACCATTTTCCAAAAAACTTCCACCATTCATAGCCATTTCAGGTCCAAAAGTTTGATAAGCATGGTTGGTTACTTGTTGTGCAGAGGATGCAATACCAGAAGCAATAGCATCTTCAGTTGTTTCATTTATGATACCTGGACTATATACTCGTTCCGGATGTCGGAGACGTTCAGGTAAGTCAGCAGATTCATGAAGTTGGTCTTGTGGATCAAAAGGGCGTTCTTCAGGTTGAATTTCAGTAGGATATGTTTTGCGAGGTGCTTGGTTGGGTGAATTAGGACCTCCTGCACTGACTTGACGATCTTCAACAGCAATTTCCATAGGAGTTAATACTGGAGCAGCAGCATAAGTCTGACTATTTATATCAAAACCATCCTCTGTTTTTGTTGACCACCAGGAATAAATTCCAAAAATAACAAGTGTTATAAAAACTGCAATCAATATTCTGGGGTTCATCTGATGAAAATACCCACAATATTATGCGCAAAAAAACCAACTACCTTTTACAATAACCCAATTAGATAAACAATGGCTTTTCAAATTGAGCTTGAAAAGGTTGCGAATGTGTATGTAGGCGACCGTGCATGGTCTGTTGACCTCGTTTTGCGTGTTGGTGCAGAGCTTGCACAGGCCGTGAATAAGTATCCCTCTTTGACTGGACAGGGGAAGTCGGAGTTGGTATGTCAGATAATTCTGAAGCTGCTTGAAGATGCAGAGAAGGTTGAAAAAGGGCTGATGCAGGAATCCACTGAGACAAAGAACACCAAAGTTCCGTGGGAAGAATGTAAGATGGTAGTGAGAACTCTGTTGCCTGCAACTCTTGAGTTAATTGTGTCTGCTGCGCGTGGTAAGTTTGATCTTCAAAAGACTCAACAGCTTGCGGTAGGATGCTTACCTTTTTTGATTGGTTTGTTTGCTGCAAAAGAGAAACCTGTTCAATTAACTCTTCGGAGTCCTCCCAAATCCACTCCGAACCAGTCAAATGTCGTGACAGAGCCTCTAAAGGAATCGGTGTCTCAGGAAGCAAAAGAAGTAGCTCATGAATCTCCTCTTGCACTTTCTGACGAGAAATAACACGATAATGACGAAAATCTTGACTCATTTGTTCCCATTGTTCATCACCCATTTCCCAAAGAATACTTTGTTGAGCAGATGAACTTCTTTTTTTCCAAATACGACGAATGTGCAACATACCTCCTAATCAAAAATTGATACTTGAGTTTAAGCAAATCTTAAGTATCAAGTTTAGGATTATGGAGGCCGTACTTCTTTGTCAAAAAGGTGATTTGCAACAAATCAAATTGAAAGGTACTTCTATGACTAGTTTTACAAGTGCAATGTGTGGCGAAAAATCTTCAAAAAAAAAAGAACAGGTACAACCTCAAATTATTGGAAGTTATCCCTATAAATCAAAAACACTGATTGTCTTTGGGTTTATGGAAGGAAAAGACAATACTGAAAGTGAACATATGCTACCACCTCCTTTGGATGGTATTACACTCTTTGGTAATATTCTTGTTATATTGTCGAACAATGCAAACTCTTATACAAGTCTTTCTCCTTTGAAAGTTGCTGAATATGATACATTTTGGCAAAGTAAAATGGAGGGTGATGGTGAAGAAGAAGAAGAACTTGAAGAATTGCAAGAAGCAGATGTAAAAGATGATGAGGAACCAGAAGAAGAGGAAGAAGAAACAAATGAAGATTATGAATCTGAAAAAGAAGATGAAACTGTTGAAGTTGGTGAAGATACTTTTGAAGAAGATATTGTACCCGAAAAAATTATAAAACCTATTCGTGTGCGTAAAACTGCTATTGTAGTAAGCGAAGAACCAGAAATTGAAGATACTGCTACTATTCAAGAATCTTCTATTCGTCAACAAGTATAAAGTGTTATTCAAAGAAAATTTACATCAAAACTTACCCAAGAAGAACAAATTGAATTTGAAACACTTATTTTCAAACAAACTATGACGAGTGCGGAAAAAAACCATATTCGCAAAGTATGGAATCATCAAATCTTTACAGATTTATATCTTGCTATTGCACGCCGTCTTATTGGAAACTTAGACCCAACTTCTTATATTCAAAATAAAAACTTGTGGGAACGCTTTGAAAATAAAGAACTTACCTTTGAACAAATCTTCCATCAAAACCATTATGAACTATGTCCCGACCGTTGGCAAGTTATGGTTGACCGCCAAGCGAAACGAGAAAGAGTACAATTGGAAGGTGATTTCTCCCGTGCAACAGATAAATGGCAATGTAATAACTGTAAGACACGCAAATGTACTTATTATGAACTCCAAACGCGTTCGGCTGATGAACCTATGACTATCTTCATTCACTGCTTGAACTGTGGTAAGAGATGGACTCAATAAGGCTTTTACACACAATAAAAAATAATTTTCTTATTTGTAATGTTTTCCAGAATATCTAGAGAACATTAAATATCATATTTTGGAAACCCTTACTCATTTGTTGTTACAAATGAATAAAGCATTTTTTCACACATAAAGTTAAAGCAGAATGCCAGGCTGCGTTTCCCATGAAATCCGGCGAATTAAACGCATAACGCTTCCTCGTCGTCGTTGTTGGACAGAAATAGTTCGTAAAATAGATGGATTTGACATCCAAAAGATTCAGAAGAAGCCGCAAACAAAAGAAGAACCCACCGGCCCAGTCGTGTCCTATTCATGTGGATACGCTCAAGTTTTCCTCGCCACTGAAATCCCAAAATTTTTACAAGTGGGCCAACCAGAAGTGGTTGTCTGAAACAAAAATTCCACACTTTGAAAATGATTTTGGTGTAAGTGAAGAAGTTGAACGATGCATTTTTGAAAAAAGTTTTAAAATTTTAATGGATGTAAAAGAAAGTAAATCACAAAGTCCAAATGATATTTTTTTACGGACTCTTGCGGAAAGTTGTCTTCATAGCCGTTCACAACAACATTCTGTTGATTATTTAAAACGAGTATTGCATACTTTGGAATGTATACAGACAAAAGATGATGTCATAAGAGAATTTGCAAATCTTTCAAAAATTGGATATTCAAGTATCTTCCAATTTATTTATCGTGTTGAAGATAAGCATCGTATTCTATGTTTGGATGGAAATACAAGTGCATTACCATTCCCCTTTTACAGTAATACAGAAAAAGTAAAGAAATATAAAGAGCTTCTTCAAAAGGTAGGGCCCTTACTTCATACAGATAATCTTCAAGATATTTTTCCAATGGAGAAATCTTTTGTTTCTATGTTGGAAAATGTTTGGTCTGAAGAATATCATAAAACAACAGGAAATGCATTTGCCAAAAAGTTTCCAGGAGTTAATTGGTCCATCTGGTTTGAAGAACATGGTCTTCAAGGTTGGAAAACCATGACCTTCTATTACAGAACACCGCGTTGGTTTCGATTTATAAGTAAAATGTTAAAAGAAGTGTCTGTATCCTATTGGAAACTTTTTTTAGCCAGAGCTTACATCATTCCATCCTTACAGTTTTTACCACCACCTTTTGATGAATATGAATTTATGTTTTTTGGAAAACAATCGCAAGGACAAGTTATAAAGACTCCTCAGCAAGAGTTATTTGTTCGTATTGTTTATGATTACTGTACTGATTATTTTTCAAAACTATTTTGGGAAAAAGAAGGCGATCCAATTACTGAAAAATCACTTCATCCATTTGTTGATTCTATATTGAAATCAGCATGTTCTCGCATTCAAGAAACAGAATGGTTAGAAGAAAAAACACGCGCCAAAGCAATTGAAAAGGTTAAGAAAATAAAAGCAAGTGTCGTAAAACCAACCGAATGGACCCCTTTTACACCTATTCCCTTAGATTCTGATAATCTTTTATGGAATATTTTTCAACTTGGAACTTTGAAAATGAATACTATGTTGGAAAGTATAGAAAAAGAACATAAGTACTGGGATGAAGGCATTTATAGGGTGAATGCATATTATTACAGTGAAAATAATGAAATTATGATTCCATATGGAACTGTGTATTATCCCTTTTACTCAGTAAAAGAATCTGCTGCATGGAATTTTGGTGCACTTGGCTCAATTCTTGGTCATGAAATTTGTCATGCATTTGATGAAGATGGTAAAAACTACAATGGTGAAGGACAAAAAGAAAAATGGTGGACACGAAAAGATAATCTTCGTTACAATCAACGAAGTAAGGATTTAATTCGATTATATGATACGCAAATTATTGATGGCACACATTTGAATGGTAAAAAGACCTTGAGTGAGAATATTGCAGATTTAGGAGGATTAGCAATTGCATTAGAAGCTCTTCAAAATTATTTTATAACGAAAAATGTTATAGAACAGTTAGAAGCTTATAGAATCTTTTTTTGTTCCTTTGCAGTAAGTTGGAGAACAAAATATCGTGACGAAAAATTGCAACGCATGATTGAATTAGATTCTCATGCACCTGCTGAATACAGAGTAAATTTAATTGTAAGTCAATTCGATGAATGGTATGCTGCATTTAATGTAAAAGAGGGTGATGAAATGTATATCAAGCCCAAAGATAGAATTCGTATATTCTAGAGAGATGAATTCTAACCAAGAAACAATCATTGTTGGTATAGGTGCAAGTGTTGGGTTTTCAATTGCTTGTATATGTGTTCGTTTTTTCTGTCGCCGACAAAGAGTTCCTGAGAATATCCCGTTACCACCACAACCATCTGCACCCTATCCACTATCGACAGGACAACCTTATGTTGTCTATATTCCGAATACACAACACTCAATTCCTTATTCGCAACAACAAATTCCTTATTCACAACAACAAATTCCTTATTCACAACAATCAATGTATCCACCACAACAATCAATGTATCCACCACAACAATCAATGTATCCACCACAACAATCAATGTATCCACCAAGTTTAAACACACACACCCTCTAACAGATTATAAACATGTTTCATGAGAGTCTTCAAACCAAAATTTGTTGTAGCAGTCGAGCCGCAAGTTGATATTGTAAAAGGGATGTATGTTATGGTTGATAATGGGGCAGAATCGTTCTGGGTTCAAATTGCAAATTTAACATCTACTTTACTTATGGGAATTGTATGTACACGGTTGAAAAAATCTCGTACATACAATTTCAGTGATATTGTCCAGTTTCAAAAACAAAATATTTTAGCTTTTTTATAACTTATTTATATGATTATAGAATTAACAAATCTGATAATCTCCAGTATTCATGTGATCCGTCAGGCATAGGTCTGCGGACAATAAACGGAAGTCGTCGCGCTTGAAGTTCAAGCCGTGCAATTTCCGAGACATCTGTTACATGGTCTGGTTTCATAATATAAGGCCGTGCTCCTTTTGAGAGTTGATTTGCACGAAAGCCAATAATTTTTGTGCGTTCATAAATGGTGAGAAAAGGTGGTGAACGATGATTTGGATCTTTATTCAAAGGGGGAGATGCAAGCAAAGGAATTTTAGGAGCAATCGTTTCTGCATAATCCATTGTACACTCAGGGTGTCTTTTTTTCAAATTTGCAAGTGGATCATCTTTGAGTGCTTCTTCTGCAAGTGCTTCTTCATCTAGAATATCTGGTATTTCAATATCTGCATCTTGTGCAAAATCATCTTCATCTGCCATTCTTCTGTTGGTATCTGCTAAAAAAAGATTAAGCCTAAACAATCAATTTTTTATTATCCTATGAATAATAAAAAAAACTTTATTTTTTAAAAAAATCAAAAATTGATTGTTTTTATGCCATAGCTTAAACTCAGAGCCAAATAATTATAAGAATGGAAACAGTAGCTACCCCTATTATTGATATTAGTGAAAGTGAAGAAGTAAAAATTACTTCTTCTTTTGATGAAATGAATTTGCCTGAAAGTCTTCTTCGTGGGATTTATGCACATGGGTTTGAAAAACCAAGTCATATCCAACAAAAAGCAATTGTTCCAATGGTTCAAGGCCGTGATATTCTTGCCCAAGCACAATCGGGTACGGGTAAAACAGGTGCTTTTGTAATTGGTTCACTTTCTCATGTAAATCCTGAACTTAAAAAACCTCAAATTCTTTGTCTTGTTCATGTACATGAACTTGCGGATCAACATGCAAATGTTGCACGACAAATTGGTGCGCGTATGGGACTTCAAATTTTGATGGCAATTGGTGGTAACAATATCCGTGATGATATTCGTGCACTTGAAAATGGCGCACAGTTTATCGTAGGTACTCCTGGTCGTATTTATGATTTGATTAACCGTAATGCTCTTGACCGTAGTAATATTCAATACTTGATTATGGATGAAGCTGACCAACTTTTGGAAGATCTCTTTTACAAACAAGTCTTGTGCATTCTTGAAAAAGGTTTTCCTGAAACAACAAAAGTTGCTCTTTTCTCAGCCACTTATCCAACAACTGTTATTGAAGTTGCAAATAAGATTCTAAATAATCCTATTCGTATTCTTATTCCTCCAACTGCAGTTCGCTTGGATGGTATTCAACAATTCTATATTCCTCTTGAAAGAGAAGATTACAAATTTGAATGTATTTGCGATTTGTACAAAAATCTAAATATTGCTCAAGCAGTTATTTTCTGCAATAAAAAACAAAAAGCAGAAATTATTGCAGAAAAAATGACTGCACAAGGTTTCCCTGTTTCTTGTATTCATGGTGATCTTGAAAAACCTGAAAGACGCAAACGCATGGATGATTTCCGCAAAGGTACTTCTCGTGTTATGATTGCAACAGATTTGATTGCTCGTGGTATTGATGTACAACAACTTTCTCTAGTAATTAACTATGAACTTCCTCCTAACCGTGAAAATTATGTACATCGTATTGGCCGTGCTGGTCGTTATGGTCGCAAAGGTACTACTATTAATCTTATCTTAAAAGATGAAGAAGGAATGATGACGGATATTTGTGAACATTTTGGAATGACTTTGAATGAACTTCCTCACGATCTTTCTAAAGTTGTCCTTTAAAGAGTAAAAGGATATTTTTTAATTTTATGGTCTTTCTCTTATATCATGTCTGCATGTTGGACAAAATACACTTCTTGTAAACCATTGATCAATGCAGACCTGGTGATAAACATGGTGACAAGATGATAAATATCTACAAGTATCATCTACACGAATTATATCTTGGCAAATTGCACAAGACTGTCCTGAAATATCTCTTACTATTTCAGTATTGTTTTCAATTTGTTGTTGTGTTGGATTAATAATAACTGGATTCATAAAATTAGGTGTAAAAATAGTTGCATTTGGATTTAACATAGCACGATTGAATAAACGATTCCCATTTGCTCCCAATAAACCTAATAAAAAATTTGTCGTAGCTATACTATCAACAAATTCATCTGTGCGTACTGATTCATTCACATTTTGTCTTTGATTATATAAATTTTGTCCTACACGAAATAAATTGAAACGGTTATTCGTTTGTTCACGAATATATCGCAAGACATCGCGAGTATTTTGAAATTGTTCTTGATTATATAAGAGTGCGGGAAAGTAATTATGCATATCATCCAATAAATTTACATTATATACATATTCATAATTTGGGTCAGACATCTGTTCAACCTAATATTTTGGTGTTTAAAAAAAAGACGCATATAATATTCAGCAATGTCAGAAAAAGATAAAAAAGGAATTGTTGGCTTGACCAACATTGGAAACACCTGTTATGGAAATGCAACAATTCAAGCAATTCGCCATCAAGTTGATTTTACAATTTTTTTGTTACAGGGTACGCATAAAAAATTACTTAATAAGAAAGCCGTAACTGAAAAAACTCGTTTACTCGAATCATATATTGGACTTGTTCGAAAATTATGGACAGGTGAAGGAGGAGAAGAATCCACAAAAGAATTTTGGGGAAATATGATTCCTGCAGCTATTCATTCTGGTGTTGATCATTTCCGTTTTCCTGTTGCACACGATGCACATGAATTTCTTGTATTTTTACTAGATACATTTCATGAAGCTTTGTCAGATGATGTAACAATGGTTGTACGCACAGACCAAACAAAGAAAATGACAAGACAAGCTCTTGAGTATTGGAAAAAATCATTTGAACATTCTTATTCACCTTTAGTTGAACTTATATTTAGTTTGCAGCGCAAAAGTATCTGTTGTCAAACTTGTCAAAAAGAATCTGTAAGTTGGGAAACTATGAACATGTTTAAGGTTAGTGTTCCAAAACCAACAGGACCTGAACCTCTTGAACTGTTAGATTTGATGAAAACAGATTCAAATGAAGAAACAATTGATGATTATCATTGTGAAAGTTGTCCAGAACGAACCAAAGCTATTTTATCACATTCTATTTGGCGTCTTGGCAATTGGATGATTATTGTGTTAAAGAGAATTGAAAATAATGGAAAGCGAATTAATACACCAGTAAATATCCCTTTGACACTTTCATTTAATTCCCTTTTTCACAAATCTTCTACAGAACCTAGTTCAACACAAAGCTATGAATTATTCTCCACCATCAACCATCACGGATCGGCTCAGGGTGGACATTACACTTCACAAGCCAAACATCCTGTAACAGGATGTTGGGCTTTCTACGATGATGAAAATACTCGTCATATTGAAAAACCTATTTTAGATCCAAGCACTTATATTCTTATGTATAGAGCCATGCGTTAAGAAAAATTATTCTATACCGTCAAGTTCCAAACTTAAGCACACTCTAATGTGATTTGCGGCCAATGATATTAAATAATCTTAAATATGGAGGCACTGCCGTTGGTGTGCTTAAATAAGGCACCCAACGGTATCTACAAATCCTTCTATGTGTCCATCGGACACAAAGACGGTTTTGATACGACCCATCATACCTGTTGCACTGCATTCACGAAAATGCACATGAGGTTCCAAACGACCTTTCCAAGGAACGCGATAAGGTTGTGGTTTACGCACTAATAAAACTGCAACACCATCTTGATTTGCTTTCACACATCCCATATTTTCATATTTTTGATACGCGCTTCTCCAGTCACGCACAACATCTTTAACATCGTCGTTATTAGGTTCTGCAGCCCAGTACACTACTTTTGCTCCAGGTGTAACATGCACTTCCAGCTCCGTATCAGCATTGTCAGGAATATGTTCGGGAATAGCATGGCAAGGTAATACTGTTTCACCCAAAAAAGGTAAATAAGTATCTCTATTAAACATAATTGCCAAAGCCGCAATACCTACTATTACATACACAAAGCGGCTCATAACGGATCTGTAGCCAAACACCTTTTCAACTACATTGAAACCAAATGCACCCACAGCAAACCAATTGAGTGCTCCAATAATTAACACAACCATAGCAGCTTTAAAAATATATTTTTCATACACTTGACTGTCCATTCTATTCTTCAATAACATTGTTTTGTGTTAGAGGAATTGGATAAACTTTGGCAGAAGAAATTTGGAGTTTTATTTACTTGTGTTTGTAAAGCTTTTTCTAAAACTTCTTTTGATACATAACCATCACCTTTATATTTTCCAATTTCTGCTCCTGAAAGAACTCTGTATTTTGTATTACTCCAATCAAAGTTTGTATTATGCATTCTCCAATAAAATTGTTTCTTTGTATTTCCTTGTAAAATAAAACCAGCACCACCTTGTTCTGGAACAACAACAAATTCATAGGGTAGAGTTTTATTGGAAGGAACATACCCTGGTAAACAACGGCAATCGGAAGCACGAGTGGGTTGTGATGTAAATTGTTCTAACATAATCTGTTTCACATCCTGTCCTTCCATGATAAATGCAAAAGCTTGAAAGATAATAGCAATCATTATAAAAATAAATATAATAACCAAAAACGTTTTACCCATCTTCTATTAGCACAGTAGAATGAGTAAATGTCAAATGCGCAAGTATTTGCCCGGTGGTCGTTGCGGCGGCGTTTCTGAAAGTGTGAAAAAGGAAGATACACAAGGTGTCAACACCTCCTTTAACAGCCTATTAGCACAACGAGATGCCCAAATAGCACAAATGTGGGCAAAACCCGAAACCCAACTTGTTGTTGTCCAACCAAAAGAAGAAAAAAAACATTCCAAAGACCAATTGATAAATACAATTTTGGATGGAGATTATTAAGGAAAGAAAACTTGTACATGATAAAACTCGAGAACTGTTGGCTTTGGATTTATATACCACACAAACTCCCCTTTAACATACTTTTTGATTTCTTTATTGACTTCTTCTTCAGGTTGATTAGTAAGTGCCGGCTCTATTGTAAAAGGAAAGTCTGTATGCCAGAGTACAAAGTGTTTCCCTTTTGTGTTATAGGGGAACATACATTCTTCAAATATCCAACCTTTACGGGTCCGAAAGATAGTTTGTTCAATATATCCTTTTAAGGAAGGCCAGTCCCGCTGAATATGTTGATTGAACATACATTTTTTAATCATCACTTCAGGGGATGGTCGAATTGAGTTCTCATTGGGAATCCAAGGATAGACTCTAGAAAGTTCATTCAAAGAAGAAATATCTGAAGGAATCTGTTTTTGCATTTTGTTTGTTATCAAAATAAGAAACAAAAAATACTTTCAAATTTAATCCCCTTCTAAATATACATACCATAGTGAGAACGTTCATCCTTACTATTTTTTTTCTTCAAGAAGAGGTCAACATGTTCTTTTTTGAGTACAAAAGGAAGACTAAATCCAGGAATATGGAAAGGAAGTTCTTTTACATTGAACATACGGAGCATATTGATGCGTTGAATAATTTGTCCAATACAGCGTTTGAGTTCACGAACACCCGTTTCTTCTGAAGCATATTCATCCAATACATGTTTTAGAACTTCACGGCTAATTGCTACTTTTTCACCCAAGTTCACTTCACGGAGTGCTTCAGGAAGCAAGTATTTTTCCGCAATTTCCAATTTATCAGCAGCTTTATAACCTTTGAGTTCTACCACAATCATACGGTCGAGCAAGATACGGTCAATCTTTGTAATATCATTACCACTAAACACAAACATTGTACGACTCAAATCAAGAGGAATGCCAGAGAGGTATTTATCTTCAAAGTCCATGTTTTGTACTGGGTCAGTCAAGTGAACAAGCAAGTTTTGAACTTCTTCACCTTTTGCAGTTGCACTAACTTTATCCAATTCATCAAACATCATAATCATACTCATAGATTTAGCTTGGGCAAGACAGTTTGCAATTTTACCACAATGACTTCCTTCATATACAAATTGGTGTCCTGTGTAAGTGGTTGCATCAGAATCACCACCAAGACTGATAAATTGGAAAGGCCAGTTGAGCGCTTTTGCAATACCACCTTTAATCAAAGAAGTTTTACCAATACCTGGAGGACCAATAAGTAAGAGGGAAAGGCCACTTGCATTAGGATTGGCAATTTTACTTGCAATAAATTGTTGAATTTGAAGTTTGGCTTCATCTTGACCATAAATTGCATCATCCAAATATTTACGGGCTTTTTCCATAAAAGGTGCACAAAGTTCAGCACCATCCTCAATTTTTACAGGCATTTCTTTGTAAACACCAAGAGGAATACTAACAAGTTTTTCCATCCAAGAACGGAGTTTGTAATACTCCCCAGAACTTGGGTCCATTGTATTCAATGCATTATAACGGCTCATGACAAGTGCCATGGTTTCAGGGGTGAGTTTCATTTGGAGCAAACGAAACATCAAAGGTTGTTCCTTTTTACTGTAGTTGGAACGCATTTCCAAAGCTTCCAACATTGCTTTTTGTTTTCCAAGTTCAAGTCCTTTGAATTGGTCAATTTGGTCGTCAATGGTTTCTTCTTCCGCAGGTTTGGTAATGAGTTTTACAAATTTACGAACATCTTGGCTTTCCTTTTTCATATTATGGCGTTTAGGAACCATTGCATCCATTGCTTCACCTCCATTTCCAAAGATAATCGACAACCCACGAAATCCTTCATCTTGTTGTTCTTCTTCATCTTCTTCATCATCTTCTTCATCATCATCATCTTCTTCTTCATCATATTCATCTTCTTCATCCTCATCATCTGACCAAGTATCTTCAGAACCTATAGTTTCACCATCTTCTTCATCCTCCTCTACAACCTGTTTACGAAGACGGCGTTTGACTTTTGGAGATTCTTCTTCATCCTCTACAAATTGTTTACGAAGACGGCGTTTGACTTTTGGAGATTCTTCTTCATCCTCAATGTGAAAGGAACTATCACTAGAAGATTCATCGCGGTGACGACTTCCCTTTTGAAGTTTCTTTGCAATTTTCTTTTCCGCTTTTACAGCAGCTTTACGACGAGGACGAGTTTCTTCTACTTTCTTAGATTTCCCTTTAGCTTTTTTCCCTTTTTTCTTTGTAACGCGTTCATCCTCAGAAGATTCATCGGATACTTCAGATTCATAGTCATAATCAATTAATTCCTTGACATTACCATAATCATCAACATCATCATCTTGATCTTTAGGACCCTTTGGTCCTTCAGGACCGCCGCGTTTCTTTTTAGGATCGGCGTTTTTCTTGTTATTCATTCTATTCTGAGGCATGATCTCTAAGTTTATATCTGCATACGAGTTTAAACTTCTGGGGAATCAATTTTTTATAAGTTGGATTCTGATACCTTATAAAAAATATTATAATTATTGACTATTACTTGCGATTACGGCGAGTATTTTTGCGGTGTTTGCGAGTAGAGCGACGACGAGTCACATTACGAATTGCCATGTTGGCATGTTTTGTAACAGCAATACCAACATTGTTTACTGCACCCAAGCCTTGATCTACAATACGACCTGAACGAGAAAAGATTGAACGACCTACATTACGGGTAGCCGCAATTAAATGATGTACAGGAGCATATACGCGTGAAAAAAGCTTTCTTGAACCACGACGAACCATTTTTTTCTAATGAATGTAAATATTTTTTCAACAAGAAATCAAATCACGCAAATCCATTGAATTAAACCGAGCTTTTGAACTCACACTCACCGGTTTATTATCAATAAAGCTCATAATTGTAACCTTTAACACCTTATTCAAATCTTCCTTAATAGACGCAAAGAAACGAGGAGAACATCCATGAAGACTTTGAATCAGCCGGATAAGACAATCAATAAATTCTTCTACGGTTTTAGTTTTATCAGGAACAATAGAATATTCCATAAGTTTTGAATTTACTTTTTCAACCATTGCAAGAAGTTGAACTTTAGAAAGCGCATTTAAACTTGCAAGTTCAGACATAAAGTGACCATATCCAAGGCGGTATTGTCGTTTTTGAACATTTTTAATACGATTTTCTTCACTTCCATTTTCTTCGACATCGTCAAAGACAGAGAGAAATTCAGTATGGTATCGATCGATTTCTTCATACATAACCGGATACTTATGTGCAATTTCACCAATTAGCTTTGCAAACAGTCCACAATATAAATCTTCACATGTAGCTTTCATAAAGACCTTTTCCAGAAATTCACGAATAAATTGTGTTTCACCACTATCCATAATTTGATAAATGAAGTCACGCGTGTCATCATAAGTCTTAATCGTAAACGCATTCAGTTTATTACCAATAATTTCATTCAAAATCTTATCTTCCAACGAACTTTTGTTTGTAAAATGACTTTGATAACGAGCTGGAACTGGTGAGTTTACAGTTGGAGTTCGAGGACTACTTTCATGTGACCGTTTAGATTGTGAATGTTGATGCATATGTGATGTTGTTTGATGCATATTTCCAGTTCGCCAATTGGTAGATGAAATAGATTGTGAACCATTATTTCGGGTTGGTTTTGCTTCTGTCACAGCCACCCCACGAAAATGAGAGGGTGTATTAGGACTTTGCAAAGTTTCCATTTCATTTCGTAGACTGATAAGAGTTCTCATAAGTGCATCAGGACCTTTTGTAACTTCTTTCATCATTGTCATAATTTCTTGCAACTCCTCCTGAATTGGCGTAACAGCTTTTGTTTTTGTTGCATTAACATACGACATTTACTTCTTCTTTATTCATTCGGTTTAGACCTCGTGCGATCAATTTTTATGAGTTCTACTTTTTGAGCCATTAGATGGACCAGACCTTATTCCAAACACTTCAAATAGAGAACCCTTTTACACAAGAACAGTTACGTGAAGGAATCCAACGATGGCCAAAAAGTACTGAACGAGCCCAACTCTTCAACCAACTTCAAAAACAGTTTCAAACTTCAACCCCAGAAATTCAAAAAGAAAGTTTACATGCCTTTGAAATTATTCAAACATCTCAAAAAATACTTCAACCACTTCTTCGTGAATCCACAACAACCGAGCTAGAGGGATATTCACAAGTCTGTTTTCAAGGAACTCCTTGGTCAGGACTTAATTCAATCCCTTTTGCACTTATGACATTATCCATTTATAAATCCTATATCGTTCCTTCCTTTGCTATCATTCTTCCATTAATAAGTTGGATAATTCCCTTCCTATTACTCAAATCATTCTTCAGTATCAATATTTCCTTTTCCGACTACACAAGTATTCTTTGGCGCATGTGGAATGGACAACCACTTCCACGCACGCCTGAAGAGTTATTAGCTCCTGCTCCCGAGACTCCGACAGATATGGTTAGTCAAGTCAAAAAACTTGCTCAAAATGGCTGGACTCTTTTCACTATAGGCCAAGCCCTATATCAACCTGTTCAACAGGCTCGTCACTTCCGTAAACTTGACACAGAATGTCTTGAACTTGGGCAAACCATTATGGAAGTCAAGTCCATAGCGTCCTTTTTACATACAAATTGGAAACAGTTCTTACCTTCTTGGTTTTCTTCTTGGCTCTCCATGTGTCCTTCCGATACTCGTCAAGCTTTTGCTTTTGTCATTGATACTCCCTTTTGGCTCCCCCATCTTTTCCGTGGATTAGGCCGTTTGGAAATCTTACTTCGTCTTGCATCTCGTTCTGATGTTTGCACTGTACAATTTGTCCGTTCTGCAACTCCAGTATTAATGTTAAAGGGATTTGGTGATCCATCCATCCCAGTTGAAAAGCGAGTCTTAAGTTCTCTTTTACTCAAAAAAGAGAAACATGCTGTTGTGACAGGACCCAATCGTGGTGGAAAATCAAGTTTTATGAGAGGTGTCTTGACAAATGTCAAGCTGGCTCATGCATTTGGTTGTTGTTTTGCTGAAAAAGCTCAAATGACATATTTTGCTTGGATTGCTGATGGTTTGAAATTAGAAGATTTACCTGGTCAAGAATCTATGTTTGAACGCGAAGTTCAATTTGCAAGTGGAGTTCTTCAAAAAGCTAAAATAAAACAACATGGATTAGTCTTATATGATGAATTATTTCACAGTACCAATCCTCCCGACGCAACCCGAACAAGTGAAGCTTTCTGTTCTGAACTTTGGAAAGCACAAAACTGCTTAAGTCTTGTAAGTACACATGTATATAGTTTGGCTTATTCTGCTCCAGATTATGTTAAAAAGGTATGCTTAGCTGCTTGGAAGCTAAACGGTAAATATAAATTTAGTTATCAAGCACAAAAAGGTATTTGTGAAGTAAGTAGTGTTGATATTTTGCTAAAACAATACAATTTTAATCTGCGGGATTTTTGAAGACATACTCCTGAAACTATAAGAAGAAATGAACGGACTCAGTGACGCTCTTACCATTGGTATTTTATTAGTTTTAATTTTTGGTGCTGTGAGTTTCTATTTGTACAGCCGTTTGAGCCAAAATGAAAAACGAGTCAGTCTTTTGGAAAATCTCCTTTTAACTTTGAAAATGAATACCGAAGCAAGTTTGGAAGGACCTGATACAGTGGAAGCTGTCAGCAGTCCGGTTCCACTTTCTGCTGAAGAAGTCGAAACCATTCATGAAGAAGAATACGCAGACATGTTAAAAGATATTGCTCCCCAACCAACAACTACTATTCCAGTTACAACAACAACCATAAGTGCTGAAGAAGATGCTGAAGAACTTCTCCGGTCCATGGAATCAAATTCCAACAACAGAAGCGTAGATGTCAACTATGAATCAATGAGTGTGAAAGAACTCCGTTCTCTTGCAAAAGAAAGAGGATTAAGTGGTGTTCCTCAAAGTAAATCTGCAATTATTGATTTATTGAAGAAAAATGGCGGAACAGCTTCAACTACAATAACCCCTTTAACTGAACAAGAAGGTGAGCTTGGTGGTGCAAAAACAGAATCAGGTTATACGATTGAAGAACTATAATTTAAAGGTATAGATGGATGCTGATGGATTCCGTGAGCCTCAGAGCCCTTGGTTCTTTACACAACCCCCACAGTACTTAGTTGAAACCCGTGTGAATAAAGTTGCAATTCCCCGTAAAGATACTGCACCAACACAAGATAATCGTTTTCCAGGCTGGGCTGCACCTATGAGTGATGGTCGTCTTGTTACAGATTATCGTTCTCATTGTGCAGTCAATCTTCCAACTGGAACACAATACGCAAGCAAACAATTTATGATTCACAACACTGATTCTATTATAAGTCAAAGTCGCAAACGCACAGCGGAACGCACTGGTGCTGGACTTTCCTTTGACTCCCGTACCGAAATGCCCGCTGAACAATATGTAAAATGTGATATTAATCAATGCACTGTTACAAACAATGTTGCAAATGGTGTTGGTCTAGAACGATTGGATTCCGTACCTTCCCTCTTTGGCACTTTTGCATATTCATCACCAAGTTTTTTGACACCTGCTACACCTGCAATTACAACAAAATTTGAGGGGGGAAGAAATACGATACGAGGTAATTTTTAATTATAAGGGGTAAAGACAAGATTCAAAGAAATAAATAGTTATGCCAAAGAGAGTATTAGCCTTTGACATAGGTATTAAAAATTTAGCTTGGTGTTGTGGAGATATTTCCAATACAGAAACCACAAAAGAATGTATAGTTCGTGGTTGGGCGAATGAAAATTTAGTAACAGGAGGAACCGCTGAAACGGACAAGGAAGCCAACAAATGTACCTCTTGTAGTCACAAGGCAGCATATTGGCATCATCAATCTGGTAATGGTTTCTGTGTAAGACACTGCCCCCCTTTGACACCTGCATTGCGAGACTTGAGTGGTAACTTGTTGAAAAAGATTCCAAAGATAAATATTTTACGAGAACTTGTGGATAAAGAAAAAGCTGAAAAGGGAACCAAGAAGAATAAAGAAACCATATTGGCTTTTTTACAGACCAAGTACTGTTTACCAAAAGCACCAGGAACCTCTGTTAAAAAATTGGAGTTAGAGGATATTCATAACGCAATTCAGGATATGGTTACAAAACATGCAACCTTATTTGAAAGTTGTGATGAAATTTTATTGGAAAATCAGCCGGTTTTAAAAAATCCAGTTATGAAATCGGTTCAGATGATGTTGTTTGCCACTCTGCGAGATTTATTGGAAGGTCCGCCCAAACTTCGTTTGGTTCATGCAGGACGCAAAACAGAAGGAGCCAGTAAAGGTGATGAAGGATATTCAGAGCGTAAATCCATGTCTGAAAATCGTGTAATAGAGGGGTTCAAGAAAGGAACTATACAAATGGGATGTGCGGATAATCGCAAACCAAGTTGGTTTGAAGCCCAGACTAAAAAAAGTGATTTAGCTGATTGTCTATCAATGGTTTTAGATTGTCCTGTGTAAAGTAGAAATGTCCGGTTCTAACTTAATTCCAATATGGCAAAAAGCATTACTTTTTAATGAGAAAGCTACAATCCAAAAACTGCTTGATGATGCAGCGATTAATGTGGCAAATGATGAAGGTTTAACTCCTTTACATATTGTTGCGAAGACTGGTTCACGCAATAACTTGTTAAAAGAACTCATTGCCAAAGGAGCACTTGTGGATGCGAAGAAAACGGATGGAAAAACACCATTATTCATTGCTGCCACTATGGGAGCTACAAAAAATGTGGAAACACTTTTAGCAGCAGGAGCTGATCCAAATGTTATTTTACCAGGACAAGACAATGAAAATCCTATGTATAATGCTTGTGAGCATGGTGATATTCCAATTGTGAAAGCACTTTTAGCAGCAGGAGCAAATGTCAATATAATAGGTCCGATGGGATATACACCTTTGCATGTGGCAGTTGAAGAAGAACGAACTAAACTTGTGAAGGTACTTCTAGACGCAGGGGCTAATATTTCAATTAAAAATCGTGGAGGACAAACTGCGTTAGAAATGGCAAGTGGCGCAATGAAAAACATACTTACAAAATATCCTCAAATGAAACGAGGAAGTAATTTTGTAAGCAGTCTTTTTCAAATGAAAGAGTTACCTACTGAAATTTTAGCAAAAGTTGCTGAATACAATACCCCAGGGAGTGGTAAATATGTGCGTGGAGTTGATGCAGTTTATACACCACGAAATAAACTAGCGATGGAAAATAAAAATATGCCAGCATTAGAACCTATAAGCGTTATGGAAAATGTGGATGGTGGACGCAGAAAACGCAAAACCCGTAAAAGCAAAAGTAGAAAACAAAGAACCCTCAAAAGGAAGCATAAATAATCAACCCCTCTAACACCTTAGAATGAGTAATCGCATAGTTTATTATTTTTGTAAAAAAGATTTAAATTTTTCAGCAACACGCTGGTGGAATGAATATACCTGCATACGAATGCCCCCAAACCATCCACAATTTCAAGAGTATTTTAACTGCTACATAAAAAAAGGGACTATAACTTGTGTTGAATATCCGCCAGGAAAACATACATCTCGTGATTATGAAGTAAACCAAGTTATACAAAAACATTGGGATTTTCATACAAATCGTGATAGAATTATTGTGGTAGAACCTTATATTCCACCAAAAAGAAAAATGGAATAACCAACAACCTACACATTTGATTTGATAAAATTATCTGCGTATAAAAGTTGAGCCTAAAAAGCCACTCGTTTTGGAGAACAGATGGCCGTCAGTATTGCAGATATGGAAAAATTCGCTATTGGAGGAGACAATCTCCGGTTTGACAGTGACCTTGGCAACACAATTGAGTTAGGTGATATGGGAGATGACTTCGGCATGGGGTTACTTGCAAATGGCAACTACAACATAAATATGAATCGTGGTAATGATACAGGAAGAACAATTAATATTGATACCATGTCAAATAAAAATAGTGGATTTGGTGGAATTAGTATTGAAGCAACACCGTTGGAACCAATGGAACCTATTTCATTAGGTGGTCTTGAAAATATGCCTATCGATTTAAATGATTTTGGAAGTTCTGCACCAAGTATTAATATTGTAAAGGAACAAAGTAACCCCTTTAGTGCTCCACCAATTCAAATTTCGTCGCGTGACCCTGATGCAGAACGCAAAGAAAAAACGGAGTTGATTAATAAACTTCAGCGTTTAGAACAACGAGGATTTCCAGTTAGCCGTAAATTTACCTTAGATAACTCTCTTGCTGAAGTAAAAGATGAATATAACCGTTTATTGGACGCTCGTAACCTTGAAGCATCTTTGAAGTTTCAACGCCAAATGTTGATGGGTGCAATTACGGGTATGGAATGGTTAAATGGTCGTTTCGACCCCTTTGACTTGAAGTTAGAGGGTTGGTCTGAATCTGTTCATGAAAATGTGGAAGACTTTGATGAAATTTTTGAAGAACTCTATGATAAATACAAAGATAAAGGAAAAATGTCTCCTGAAATGCGCTTAGTCATGGCGATTGGTGGTTCAGGTTTTATGTGTCATGTAAGTAACTCTTTCTTCCGTTCCAAGATGCCTTCTATGGATGATGTACTTCGTCGTAATCCTGAATTAGCCCGTCAAATGGCTGCAGCAGCTGCTAACCAAGCTGGTCAAGGCTTTGGAAATTTTATGGGTATGGCAATGGGTGTCCAACAACCTGTGAACGGTTCTCCCACAAATGGATTTCCAGGAAATGGTGGACCCCCACCCGTTGGTCCAAATCCCATGAATCAACCCCCTATGACACAAACTGGCGCTTTCTACTCAGCTTCTGGTTCTCCACCTATGATGAGCTTCCAGCAACCTTCGGTGACATCACAGCCTGTGATAAATCAACAATCCAAACCAACAACGGTGCGCCGTGAAATGAGTGGCCCAAGTGGAGTCGATGATATTTTGAAGACTTTTGAAGAAGTTCGTCGTGCTGAAATGACAATGAATAATACAGTTGAACCAACAACTGGTTATTCGACAGGTCCTGCAGTTGCAGCCACTATGTCTGGTGCAGTAAGTGTTATGAGTGCGGAAGATATGATGAGTCAAGCAGAATCACAAAGAACAGGAAATACCGCTCCTGGTCGTCGTCGCAGAAAGGCACAAGCACCTGTTGGCAACACCATTAGTTTGAATGTTTAGCTAAAATAGTTTTTTAAGATTTTGAACTGCATCCTCATACACAGAAGACGCTGTTAGTGGTTTCTTTGTTTCTTCTTTTGGGAGTTGTGCCCCTGCAGCCATTTGTTTATCTTGTAAGCGTTTTAAAATCATGGCTTCTTCCGGTGTTAAACCAATAAAACTTGGTTCAGGTGGATTTGTCATTGGTTCATTTATACAACTTTTCCACAAACATAAAGAAGAATTTTCATTAAATAAATATCCTAAAAGTAAAATAACAAGTAATGCGAGACCTGCTGCAATGATAATATTACGAGTTGCAACAAAAAGTACAGCAAACAAAAAGAATCGACGAATCATAGGTTGACTCAAAAATTTTTCTTGTTCCTTTGAAATTTCAAGAGATAAGAAAAGACCTCCTAAGTTTAAAAGCAACATCATAATCCCGATTAAATAAGGATTCGTATTAATACTTGTCATGAGAACATCTAATGGATTCATGACTGGAAGTTGTTGTAAAGCCGGAATCACTGCAGCGGCGTTCATCTATTACTATTAGTTCTTGTTTGTAAAAAATAAAACATCAGAACCTAAACTTATATAAGCAAATGCTGCCATGATACCTACGGAGGGACACCAATAGGCAGAAAGCAAAACAAGTATCAACAGTGCAATTCGTGTTAAAGGGATTGCATATGCTTCAACTAATAAGTTTGGAAAGGGAGTTTCAATACTTGTTCCAATAAGTACATTGAAGATAAAAAGTAAAACTGTCATTGAAAGTCGCACTACTTTATCGCTTGGTTCCATCCAGGACATCTATCCAAACTAGAGTTTATTTTGAAGTTCTTGAAGTTCCACTTTGTGTATCATCTTGTACTGCAAAAGTACTAACGCGATCTTGGACTATTCCACGAGGATTTTCATGAAGTGCTCGTTCAACAAACCAACGACTTCCTTGTATCTTTGTTTTTTTTATATTATCTTGAAAACCTTCAGACTTATCTTCAAAATGCACATCAATAGGTTTTACCAAAGGACGATTTGACCAAGTTAATCCAATTGCTATTGCAAAGAGTAAAGCAGGAATCCATCCAGCAACAGCCATGACAATGTATAAGAGAAGGAGCAAGAGGGCTCTTCCAATGGGCGTGGAGAGTTGCCAACGCCATTCCATTGGAATTTTTTCAGCATAGGCTGCATACAATATAAGACCTGCAAAGAAAATTGTTGAAAAAAGATGACTAGATTGTTTCGACCATTCTAATACCATAGTTTGTAGTTTTGCACCACCAATCATTCCTGAATCCATTCTAACTAAGCTTGGAATGTTTGATTTGTTTGCAAAACAGAGTTAGAAGGAGATGTCTGGTTATTCAGATATAGACGAAGCATTTCCGGATACCGCCCTCCAGTCGGGCCGTATCGCCAGAAAAGAAGAACGAAAACGGGCCAAAATGTGCAAGGGACCCGCTTTGGCTTTTTTAAAAGGTGGAGGCGAGGGAACATCTTGGCAAGAGGAGGAATCCTCTTTAACAGATCCAGACCGTCAAGCCCATAAACGAACTGCAACGCCAAGAGCAATGAGTGGGTATGATGGATTTACAAGCGATCAAAATTCAGGTAATACAAAATGGATTCCAAAACCAACAAGTATAAATGAAGAACAAGAAAAAGAATTAGTTGCAAATTTAGTTGGTCAACAAGTAAATGATGTGATTGGATTGAAGTCACAAAAAACATTTCCAAAAAATCTTCCAAATGCAGCTCAACTCCCGGATAGAAAAAAAGACATGTTTGGAAAACCAGTTAAATCATATTTTGGAAAAAGCTTAGATGATTCATTTGCTGATTTCAGTTCCTCGTTGACAGACAATCCAGGATATAATTTGACACAGCAAACAGATTTTATGGGTTCTTTTGGAGCTGTTGGCTTATCAAATTCACAAGGAAAACCATTCTCAGCTACACCCTCCGTGAATGATGCATGGAAACCAATGACACCTTCTGGAGCAAGAACAAGTTTTTTTGAGTATTTACCACCGCCTGCAGGAGAGTATCCAACCAGTAGTGATGCTTTCAACAAGGATGAAAAAACAGCTTTGTTAAAGAAATTAGATACTTTATTTGCTCGCCTTGAAGATTTGGAATCAAAACGAAGCGAAAATGTACATGTTGAAATTAGTCTGTTTGTTCTGAGCGGACTTTTTTTGATTTACGGGATGGATTCATTACGCCGTATTTAGATTTCTTTTTTGTTTTTGAAAATTTCTTTCCACCGCTAAATGTTATTCGTTTTTGTTCAGAATATTTTTTTAATATTTGCTTATCATCCTCAGTTGCCTCTTCATTCTCAATAAGTTCATTTAAAAATGGGGTAAAGATATTTAACCATATTTTACGAATTTTACTAGTTGGGGCAAGATCTTTTAGATTCCATTGTAAAAAAGTATTAAAATAAATATCCAAAATTTCAATTGGGCTTGTTATTTCTTCATCTTCATCATAAAATTTAATTACTTTATTAATAATTTCATTTTCTGTTAAAGAAATAAAAACACCCTTTTTATGTATAATATTTTGTAATGTTGTTTTTACAGAGTTCGTTTCATCAATTATTTTTAAAACCAATTCATCACGATTTTTTACAATATCTGTGAATTCATCTAAAAAATCTTCAATGAATTTTTTATTTGTTATTGTTGTATTTTCTTTTTTCCTTTTTATAATCTGATTTAACATTTCAATCGTTGCATATTCCATTTCTTCAATTGCATTTTGTTCTTCAGCAGGGTTCGTAAATCCTTCAGGTTTTGTAACTTCTTCACCTGTCTTCACTTCTTCAGATTTCTTTCCTTCAGGTTTTGTAACTTCTTCACCTGTCTTCACTTCTTCAGATTTCTTTTCTTCTTCAATAATATCCTCTTCTTCAATAATATCCTCTTTTTCTTCTTGAATTGTTAATTTAGGGTCGTGTGTCAACAAAAACTGTATGGCATTATTGTATAAATACTTATGATAGGCATCAATAACTTTTCGAAGAAATAAATGTATTTTTTGCATTTCTTTCTTTGTCATCATTTTCACAATACGAGTTCCATCATAGTTTATATATAATTTCCAGAATTCAAAAAACTCTTCTTTATTTTCAGGTTTTTGAATAAACTCTTTAACAAAAGAACGACCCACTTTGAATATTCTATCAAAGATTTCTTGTTCATCTGGTGTGAATTTTAATGATTGTACATCTTGTTTTATAGAATCGTTAACATAACGAACAAAATGACCTGATGATAATGTGATTAAATTATGAGGAATCTCTTTATTCTTATCACCATTTTCTGAATTATTATTTGAAAATATTTCAGAATTATTATTTTCTTCTTCATCATCTGTTACTGTTTTAAAAATACTTGTTGTTGGTTTTAATAAAGTAGTAAAAGCGAGTAAAATAGGGCTTTCAAAATTATCCTTTAACAAAGTTTTCAGATTTGATTCTACTAATTCACCTCCATTTGGTGCAAAAAAGAATAATGATTCAACATTAACTCCATTTAGTTTAGCATCTTTTTCAATGAATAATTTTTCATCTTTTATAAATACTGGAAGCTGTGGAATACCATTTACGATAAGTGCTTTTAAGTTTTTTGCATTTTTTACAAATTGAAGTTCAACAAAGTTTTGCTGTAGTTCTTTTGGAATATCCTCTTTTACTATTCCACGAAAGGAACTTGCACTACCACCACCTTTATATTCAATCATTTCGACTCGTGTTGAAGGCATAGGTAATAAACTATCTGTACCTCCACCCTGAAATACTTTCATTTCAACAGGTGTTATTGGTTGTTGTAAATTATCGCCCATTCTAACTACGGAAAATAATAAACAGGCCTAAGAATTCCGGGAAACATATCATAGCTATAATGGAACAACCCCCTTCAACAACTCCCGACACACAAACTCGTAAAAGAAAAATACATTGCAAACAAGAATTAATTGTCCAGAGTCTACAACGCTTTTACAGTAACCGTGAAGATATTAATGAAATTGTTCAACATTTGCAAGGAACTTCAGATATTAGTCTCCGACTCATTGATTGGTTTGTTACAAACTTTTCTAAAAGTCACAGTACTTCATATATTGTAAATAATCAAGAATTTGTTGTTTATATGAATTACAAAAATCAGTTAAAGGCATATAGTAAAAAGTTATTTGATCCATTTTGTCGCCGCGAACGAATTTCGTTTCAAATTCCTGAACATGATGCTTTTTTAACAACTGTTGGAAAGCTAAATTTTTTCAGATGGGCTATTGAAAAAGGAGTCTTGGATTATATTAAAGGTCATCAAACTGAAATTGAAAAGGAAATGAATCAAGCAATGCGAGAACAAGCAAAACTTCGTAGCGGAACAACACCAACAAGTCGTGGAGATTCTCAAAAGTCTGATGCATCGTACGACTCTGTTGCATTGAGTACCGGCAGTGGTACCCGTAAACGAAATGCAAACCGTGAAGTTTCTGCAATTAAACTTTTACAAAAACATGATTGTCCTATTGAAATGCGATTTGATTAGTGAAAAACATACTTTTTATACAAACAGTATGAGTTCCTGGGGAGCTTCCACAAAAATACAGATGAAAAAAAAACCTGATGGGTATTTTTTTCAACCGAATATCAATCAAGATATATGCTTAGTTTGGAATGAATATTTTGATGCATGTGCATTTGCAAAATCGAAAGGAAAAACACTCTTTATTCAAGAAAATATATTAGAATCTGGATTTAAGAGTCTACAAAGTATTTTTAAAGCTCCCTTTGATGTTGAATTTGTTGATTTACCAAATCCCTATTACATGTCTCTTCAAAAAGAAAGTAAATTATTTAGTATAAATGAACAACGCACTTTAGCAAAAGATATTTTTACTTTACGAAATGATGTAAAAGAGACTCTGCACATTTTAAATAGTGATTTACCTAGTCAGTTTGATGTTGGAATTTATATCGACCCAATAAATCATTTACCAATAAATGATTATATATTCCTTTTACATAAACTTACAAAAGGAGCTGAGTTACATATATTTATTATGTCAAAAGGAGTTGATGAATTTAAAAAAGCGATTGTAGAGCTTCAACTTCCTTGGGTTTTGTATCATAGTGATTTGAGTGCAAAAAAATCATCTTCGAAAAAAGTCAATGTAATTGAATTTTTATCAGAAGTGGAAAATATGAAACATGCTCGTATTGTTATATGTGGAGCCTCAACACCTCTAGGAAAGTTTTTATATCGTACATGTGATTATATTGATAACTTTATTGGTGTTGAACCAAAATGATTAGAAGTTATCTGTACCAAGTTTGACTATCATTCATTCTGGGTCGCATTAAATCATATGCTTGAAGTGAATCAAGTTGATTGTCTTCTGCATAGTTGGGAGGTAACCAGCGACTTTGTATTTCGCGTTGAAGAAGTTTTTGTGATTCGCGCACACCACGATCTACAATATCCTCTGACACTGCCGAACGGAGCTCACGCACTACATTGCGAGAATCTCCTTCTACATCAAATTTATCAAAATATGAATTTTGACTTAATGAGTCAACTTGAAGTTGTTTTTGTTCCTGTAAAAGAGTTTGGTAAAACTGTTTTTGTGTTACTATTTCATTTCGTAAACGATTATATTCTCGCTGGTCTGGAGCAACTGACATTTGTTGTGTTAGTTTTTGAATTGTTTGTAATGTTTTCGTTATTTTCTCTTGTACTTCACTAGCCTTTTTTACATCCCCCTTTTGTTGAGCTTGTGCATTATAAGTAGGTGCTCGTTGTAAAGGTTCACGGTAGAGTCGGGATGGTGTTGGATTCATATCTTGTACACGTTCAGTTCCTTCCACATCACGTAAAGCATTTGTCAATGAAGGTGCATCTGTTTGCCAATGTTCAACAAGTCGTGCATTTGTTGTATCAAATACATTTGTTTCACGCCGACTTCGAATAGTAAGTTGTGGAACTAAATTGGTTGGTTCAAATGGGATTGGAAAGGGTTGCATTTGCTCTGTATTAGGAAATTAAGTCTAAACACAAACCGAACCATTTTTTAGACATGTATATACTTCCCTATTACTTAGAAAGAACATCACAAACACAAACAGAATTTTCTTTACAAACATTGTGGTTATTTTTAACAGAACAAGGCACAGCTTTATGGGAAACTGATGAAAAGAAAAAGGTAACTCCTGAATTCATTGTGCGCGAGTACCTAACCCCAAATGGAATTTATGGAACAGTTAAATGTGTAAAAGAGAATACTCTTTTTTTTGAAGTTGATATTTCAAAAACAAAAATAAATAATTTTTATAATTGGATTGACGATGAAGTGAATTCAGATTCAGAGGTATGGAGACCCTTCTTTTACATTTCGGATAAAGATATGAATTCAGCAAAACAGTTTTGGGGATGGAAAGAGCAAACTGAGATAATTTCATTTGGAAGCTTTGGTTCCTTACACAAAATATGGGATGTTGTTCTTTCTACGGTCTAAGCTCATTGCATATAAAATATATAGATGCAAAACACTTTCCCTCGCAATCGCACTAGACGAGCTTCTCCATCTCCTTCTGTACCTGCATCTGAACCGTCTTATGGTACAAATACAGGTTTAGAGCAGTTTTTAAATTTAAATGCAAGTGAAGCCTATAAGCGTCCCTGGCATCGTCTTGAAAGAGGTTTGCGCTTAAATCGTTTACGCAAATTTATTGATTCAGAAAGCACGCGAATGATTTTATCAGAAGCTGATCGTGATATGCTAACAAATATACTTCATCGTGCTCTTGATATGAAACAATTAAATTCCAAAACAGCAGTTGTATATGACCCTGAATTAGAAGAAATCAAAGAAATTAAGGGTCTTATTTATCACAAGACTGCAGATGGCCGTATATTATCAAAAATTGTTGAAAAAAAGATAAGTGTTACTCTGCGCAGAAAGAAAATTGACGAGTCAGCCCAAACAAATTCCAGCAATACTAATCAGACAAATGTCAGTTAAAATACATGAAATTCTGGTAAAAAAGCCATCGACCAATCAAAAGATGAAAAATCTATTCCATACCATTTGTGATTTTCTCAACGATATGGAACAAATATATCCAGTTCCTTCCCATAGTAAACTTTTGGATGAATGGGAAGATGAAGTAAGAGAACAATGGGGTATTTTATTTGATGAGGAAAATCCTGGCCGTAAGGCACAGCAAATCTTTGAAACTGTTTTAGCTTTTCGCCGTGATGTTCATCTTGCTGCCACATATCAAGAACATCGCGCTGAACAAAATGATTGGAGATGGCTATTGACAGCACAGCAAGTTGAACAAAGAACGGAAGATTGGCACAAAGAAAAGATTGATTTGCTTACAGCAAGTGAAATAGGAGATATATGGAGTGGACTACGAACTCGTGCTCGTCTTGTTATGTCCAAAGTACCAAATGATAAACCCACTTTTACATCTCGTCTAGCTGTTCAGCGGTCACAAGGACATGCTATGGATTGGGGTGTGCGTTACGAACCTGTTGTAAAAGGAATACTTGAAAAGAATCTTAGAGTTTCTATTGCTGATTTGGGTCGTATCCGTCATAAAACTATTTCTCGTCTTGCTGCAAGTCCAGATGGATTAATTACAGATGGTCCAGAAGAACTGAAAGGTCGTTTAATTGAAATTAAATGTCCTCCAACCCGTGAAATTACAGATACTGTACCCTTTGAATACTGGGCACAGATGCAAATTCAAATGGAAGTATGCGATCGTCCTGCATGCGAGTATATTGAAGTAAAATTTATTGAACTTGA